TATTTTTCAAAGAACAATCCCCACTCCCTTTTTCTATTCCTTTGTTTTCAATACGACCATGTTCCCCTTCGGTCTGGTAACGAGAAACCCGTCCCGCTTCCTGAAGCGGAGAAACAATTCTCCGTATTCCATCGCTTCAGTTGTCTGGTCATACCGCTTGAGTTCAATACCCTTACGGTTGCCGTGAATAATCCGTTTCGGGTTCATAAAAATCGCAAAAATTTCACCGGCCTTAATGTCGGCAATTTGCGGTAAAATTGAGACTTCGTGATAAGGATACAGGTCAAGTTTTCCGGGCATTGCTTCGGTCGGACGCCGCCAAATCGGGCGGCCTGTCGTATCTTCAATGTTGGCTATGTGGTTGAGTACCGTCTCATTGAGAAACCACGCGCAATCTTTGCGTTCCTCGGCGGGGACTTTGTAAACGCTGTCGCGGAAATCCTTCCAAGTCAATTTGTCAATGGTATTTCCTGCAATCGTCACCTCTGTCACATCGTTGACCATCATCGCCCCGGTAAACGGATCGTTATCCGCAATCAAACACTGCCTGTCAAATTCCTGCCCATAGGTTTCAAGGAATTCATCAACAAACAAAGCCCCAAGATCAATAAAAACGTCCTCGGCATATTCGTCAAACCACGGAATGAAGCCCGCAAGGGTATAGGCTTTTAACTCAACCCTTTCCGCGCCATGAGGCTTGCTGCCCTCGATTTTTTCCCCGTAAGCAGTCAGCCAGTTAAGTTTTACCCCGCCCCTTTCTCTCGTAGGAAGCATAATTGAAGGCCCTTTCATCGGACGGTGGCTGACAAGGTTCATCATCACGGATTTTTTCGCAACGTCGCTCATAATTTCCGTTTCATAAATCGGGTTTATAAGGTATTGTTCAGGTGTCGCCATGTTTCCCATCGGATCGCCAATGGCGGCTTTTGTATCAATCCAGCCCTTCTCCCCCCAGGAAATGTCGCTCGGATTAGTCCAGTTATCCGATTTCAGGTTAGGCGTAAAAGCCAATTCACCCAAAACCTTCTGATTTCTTGTCCACGCAGCGACAATCCCCTTGCCCAAGTTGTACAACAGTTCACGGCGGGTAAGTTCTTTCGGGTACTTTGTCTGCGTTTTCAGTTCATCGCGCAAACTCTTAATAGTCCCCTCAAGACTCGCAATTTGTACTGACTGGTTAGATGTAACAGTTTCAAGCGTTTTTGCCATTTCTTCAAGAATCATTTCTTTTTCCTGAAAGTAGGCGGTAGCCTTCGCCAGATCAGTAAACCCGGTATTCTCAATTTTTTTCATGTTGGCTAATTTCTGCTGAAAAGCCTTCAAAACTTCGTCCATAATGACACACTCCTATAAGTTATTGATTAAGCCGCCCCAAAATGGGGCAGCATTAGAGCCGACATCTTCGCTTTTTTCACTTTTCATTTTTCTTTCTTCTCTTGCCAACGCAAACGGATTAGCCGGAACATTGCAAACACTGAATTCTAAAAGTTCTTGTTTCCTGAAAATAAGCGATGTTCCGTCCTTGCTATCTTCTTTGGACGGAATTTCAATCTCCAAAACACGAAAGCCCACCGAACCGGCGCGGATAACACCGGCCTTTACGCGCTGCCCGATACCCCAACCGAATTGGTCGTATTCTTTGTCATTGAAGACAACAGAGCCATGAAGACCATTTTCATCAACAACAAGCCCCTCAATTTTGCCGATTGCCGGAATGTCAAAGCGGTGCGCCCACTCCACAATGGGATTTTTTACATACTGCGAAAAATCCCAACCCTGCGGATCTATCCTTTCCCCGAAACGGTCAAGGTCATAGGTTGATAACGTCCACGCTATTCCCTTTTCATTGCTCATTGCTTTCGCCAACTCTGTTGGCGGTTCTTCATTGCTCATTGAAAAAGGCACACCGGCAACCAACACCACATCAGCGGAAACTTTTTGTATCCCCGCCGCCGTCTTTTTCACGCCAAGAAAATCCAACAGAACCGATGAATTAGCCTCGTGAAATTCCCCGCTTTTCGTTCTAATAATCATAATTTTCTCTCCTCTTATATTCTTTGTTACCTGTTACCTGTTATCTTCTTACTTTGCTCATTGCTCATTGCTAATTGCTCATTGTTTTTCCTCTCGTCTTAATTTTTTTTTCCGGTAAAGGATTTACCGTATAATCTTTTGGGTAGAAATAAAGCTCATCGAGATTGACAATTTTAAGCGTCAAGGCGGCAATAACCAGTTCGACAGCATTACGGACATTTAACGAGGTAAATATATTTGTTTTATGAGTATCTACAGTCCTTCTCGAAATGTGCAGAGTATCGCTTATTTCTAAATCCTTATAGCCGCAGCAAATAAGCCGTATCACTTCCCTTTCTCTGCCAGTTATATCTCCGGCAGGCATTATGTAAGTTTGCCTCATATCCATACGAGCCATAGCCGCAGGAGAAACATAATTATTGCCTTTTCTTACCTCGTTAATTCCGATATAGAATTGGTCAAGGCCCTCAAAACTTGTAAAGTATGATTTAATTCCGTTTACAATAAAATACATACCAAGTTCGGCAGGGTATTCGCCAATACAAACAGCAGTCATATTTATTTTAGGAAAATCTTTATGTAATTGCCCCATTAAAAAAGGCGTACAGCATTGATAAAATCTTGCCCCCATAAATAATTGTTTTGGTTTTTGTTTGCGGATAAGCGAGGAAAGAGCGTCTTTTTCAAGAGCCGTAACCGTTACGTCAGGAAACCCAAGAGCTTCAAATCTCTTTTTGTAGTACGAGTGGTTATTAACCGCCCTGCTAACTACTAAAGTTCCCCTCTGCATTATTCCCCATCCCCATTTTTACCGTTAGTTGCAATCATATTTTTCGGTCTATACCAAACATCCCCCCACGGTTTAGGTTCTTTTCCACGTTCTTTAAGCACTTCATTTATCGTTTTAATTCCGGCGTTTATTTCCGCAATATCCCTCCTGCTTTGCGAATCTTCGCTTTCCATTAGTTCCGGTATATCCCAAAGGTCAAAACGGCCTTTTTCTTTCAAATTGAAACGCATAAAAAATTGGCTTTCCAGGGTTTGTTCAAATTGTCTCAACAGAGGAATTAACGTGTATTGCCAAAATGCCGAATGTTGTTCTTTAGTATCTTTGCCGCTTAACGCCGTTGACCTGTCAGATATATTTGCGACACGGGGCGGTATGCCGTACTTTGCAAGAATGGTGTATAGGTTCCAACGCTTTAACTCAAACAGCTTCACAACGTCAGGATTAAAACTTAACGCCTCAAAACTGGTTCCCTTGCCAAGCACGGCGATTTTTCGCCCCGCCTTTGCCTGTCCGTATTTACTCTCCCACCGCCTTTCTAATGCGTCCGCTTCCTCCGGTCGCAGAGTTTGTTCTGTCTTTAGCAAGCCCTGGGGAATAGCGTTATTTTTGAGTAAGGTAGAATTGGCTTTATTGGCATAAAAATCTTGTTCAAGTTCAAGAGTTAAAGAGACAAGAGGATTAACACCGCGCAGAGGGTTCCACGGGTTCCAATCCCGAAAATGGACAAGCTCATCGGAAAAGATAGGTACTAATTCGGTTCCGGCATGATAAAACCAGCGCCGATTTTTGTTTGCGACACTATCCTGCACGTCCAACCCCTCTCCCTCAAGTTGGAGTTTCCTGGGATTGAGAATGTACAGTTGTTTCGGCAACCCGCCGCCGTAGTCAGCGCCAAACCACCAAAACGCCTCACCCTCTAAAAGCCACCATGCGGCAGTCTCTTTCCATAAATCGAAACGGCTTAAATGCTCATTCGGTCGGTGGAACAGGGAATAGAGGGGACCGTTTTTTAGCTCAATCCCATCTCTTTCGAGAATGAAATCCGCGCGGGCAACATTACGGGTTAAAATATTAACCGCAATATTCACCCACGCGCTGCAAAGATAAGTGTCTGTGAAGGGGTCTATATATAAATTAGTAAAGTCCTCATCTGAAGTCAAGGAAAAACGGGAATTAGCAAAACTTTTTTCGACTAACGAACCACCGCCATTTTGTCGCTTGCGGTTTGGTAAAAGTCGCTCAAAGATATTCACGATAATACAACTCCCTGTTGAACATCTGTAAATATCGCATAACGCAAAGCGTCAAGATAATGGTCGTTTACCTTGACGATCTGCCCCGCCTCATCACGGCAGTAATCCCAAATTTCAGAAAGAACACCTGTACAAGTTTCACAAACATAAA